GGAACGGTTGCTCAGCTCCTTTCTCAATCGAGAAGTGTGGGCGGCCGGACCTACTTCACCATGCTCGCCAACATGCTTGCAGCGGGTGCGACGCAGAACACACGATTCCCTATCGACGCCGCAAACATCACGCTCACTGCGGGCGACATTCTGGGTCTTGAGTTCTGGATGTATGCATCGGATGGCAATGCAGGACCGCCTCCGATCCTGCAGACAACTGACGCCCGATTCAATATCACGGGCGGCAGCGGCACGATCAACTGGACAACGTTTCAAAATTTCACTGCGCTGACGGCGCGAGCTTTTGACGGCCCGTTCATTTCGCACATCGTCTTTCAGCCCTACCAAGTGCCCGCGTTTGGAACGCTGTCGAGCGTTGATGCGTGGTGCGAATGGGCGACGAACGATCTGACGCAAGGAGAGTTCGGTGTGGCCTTCCCGAACCTCGTCAAGCTCGGCTCTGGCGGGGTGTTCGACGCAAGTTTGATGTAACGCTTGGCACTCAGCAGCCGCCCGTGATGACACGTGGCGGCTTTTTAACGTCTCTACAAGGAGCAGCACATGCCCTCAGTCCTCGCCCAGCGCTCAGAACAGCGCAGCATGCCGCTGCAAACCCGCTTGGTGCCCGTCTCCAGCGTCGACGAGAAGGCCCGTACCTTCGAGACCGTCTGGACTACAGGTGCACAGGTCCGTCGCTTCGACTGGGGAACCTGGAGCTACTACCTCGAGGAGCTCTCTCTCGATCCGGCCCACATCCGCCTGGAACGGTTCAACGGCGGCGCACCGCTGCTGAACACGCACCAGCAGTGGGATCTCGACAGCGTCCTTGGTGTTACCGAACGCGCCTGGCTGGAGCCAACGGAAGGCCGGTCGGTCTGTCGCTTCAGCGATCGCGACGAACGCATGAACGCCTATTGGCGCGATGTGGTCAACGGGATCATCCGCAACATCTCGGTGGGCTACATCGTCCACCGCTATCAGAAGACCGACCCGGCCGAGCCTGGTGGCCTGCCCGTCTGGGTCGCGATCGACTGGGAGCCGGCCGAACAGTCGCTCGTGCCCGTCGGCGCGGATGCGCTCAGCGGCGTGCGCTCGCTGACCCAGGCCGGCGCCCCTCAGGACCCCAAGGAAGTGATCGACGCGCTGGCGCGCGGCGTCGGCCATCGCACCTTTCCGTGCGAAATCGTCACGCGCGCCGCCCAACCAAGTCCCCAAACCTCAGCGGCTGCCGCTGCTGAACCTACCACTGAAGAGGAGCATCCCATGCCCAAGGCTGAAGAACGCGCAGCGGCCCCTGCAGGCGCTGAAAACCCAACCGAATTGCCGGCCGGCAACCCGGCCCCGGCCCAGACTGGTACCCGAACCGAGGCCGACATCCTGGTCGCGGAACGCCAGCGGACCACCCAGATCCGCACGGCGGTCGCCGCTTTCCGGCGCACCGCGCACGGCGAGCTGGTCACCGAGGCCGATGTCAACGGCATGATCGAGCGCGGCCTCACGCTCGACCAGGCGCGCAGCGAAATGTTCGCCAAGCTCGAGGAGCGCTCGAACAGCCAGGGCCCGACCCGTGGCGCCGCCAACATCCGGACCGAGCAGGACGAGCAGCATCAGCGCCGTGCCGACATGGAATCCGCCATGTCCCACCGCGCCAATCCAGGCGTGGTGCAGTTGCCCGAGACGGCGCGCCGCTTTCGGGGCATGACGCTCTTCGAGCTGGCGCGACGGAGCCTGGAACTGCAAGGCCAGAACACCGAGGGCATGGGCCGCAACGAAGTCGTGGCCCTGGCCATGGGCAATGCCGACGTGGGCGGCTTCCGCTCCATGCACGGCACCAGCGACTTCAGCATCGCGCTGGCCAACACCGTCGGCCGCAGCCTGCGCCAGGCCTATTCGAGCGCGCCCCAGACCTTCCGGCCCTGGGCCCGCAAGGGCACGCTGACCGACTTCCGTGCGGCCACCCGCATGGCAGTTGCCGGGAATCTCAAGCTGGAGAAGGTCAACGAGTTCGGCGAATTCAAGCGCGGCAAGATCGTGGATGCCGGCGAGACCATCCAGCTGGCCAGCTACGGCAAGGTCGTCGGCGTTACGCGCCAGGTCGTCATCAACGATGACCTCGACTTCCTCAGCCGCCTGCCCGCCATGTTCGGTCGCGCCGCGGCTGACTTCGAGAGCGATACGGTGTACAGCATCCTCAAGGGCAACCCGGCCATGGCCGACGGTACGGCGCTGTTCCATGCGAACCACGGCAACCTCGGCACGGCTGGAGCCATCAGCGAGACCACGCTGAACGAAGCGCGCAAGGCCATGCGCCTGCAGAAGGACCCGAGCGGCAACAACCAACCGATGAACATCGTCGGGAAGTACGTCATCGTCGGTGCGACCAAGGAGACCGAGGCCCAGAAGAACTTCCAGGCCGTCGTCATCGCCGGCAAGGCCACCGACACGAACGTGTTCCAGAACGCGTACGAAATCATCGTGGAGCCCCGGCTGGATGCCAGCCTGCCGTTCGAGTGGTTCCTGGTCGCAGATCCCTCGCAGATCGACACCATTGAGTATTCGTACCTCGACGGTGACGAAGGTCTGTACACCGAGCAGCGCATGGGCTTCGACGTGGACGGCATCGAGGTCAAGGGCCGCCTGGACTTCGCCGCCAAGGCCATCGACTGGCGCGGCATGTTCAAGAACCCCGCCACCTCCTGATCAGGCGCGCCCTGACGGTCTGACAAGGCCCGCCATGCAGCTGCAGGCGGGTCTTTGTGTTTTCGACATTCATTCTTCACAAGGAACTCTGTCATGAAGAACTTCGTGCAACCGGGCAATGTGGTCACCGTGACCGCGCCCTACGACCTCAATCCTGGCGATGGCTGCCTGGTCGGGGTCTTCTTCGGCATCTCCAGCGGCAAGTACCTCAGCGGCGACGCTGCGGCCGAGCTGCAGGCCGAGGGTGTCTACGACATCAACGCGCTGTCCACCGACACCGCCAGCGGCACCGCTCTGGTCCTGGCCTACTGGGACAACACAAACAAGCGCATCACTACCACCTCCTCGGGCAATACCAAGGTGGGGGTGATCGTCGCGGCGAAGGCCAGCGGCGAGACGACGGCTCGCGTGCGCCTCAACGGCGCGTTCTAAGCCCGCCGCCATGCGCTTTCCTGTCGATGCGCTGTTCGGGGCTTTCAAGGTGTCCGGCATGTTGGTGGACGCCGTCTACCAGCCGGCGCCGGGCCCAGCCACGCCCTTCAGCGTGAACTGGGTCCAGCCCGATCAGTTGGTGCTCGGAGACGACGTGCAGAGCACCGAGTACCTCATCGAGTACGAAACCGCCTCGGTGCCCCGCCTCGTCAAGGGCGACGCCATCGAGATCGACGGCGAAGCCTACCGGGCCCGCGGCCCGGCTCAGAAACAGGGCGACGGCTACTTCAGCCGCTGCCCGCTCGACAAGGTGCGCGCATGAAGACCTACCAGCTCGAGCTGCTGCAGGCCGTCCTGGCCACGCAGCAGGGCCTCACCAGCATCCAGGCGGACCACGTCCACCTGGATCGGGGCGCGCCCATCGGCGATGACGAGTGTGATGCCATCAACATTGTCCCTGGCGAGAGCCGCTTCGAGTCCATGGGCAGCGAAGGCACTTACGACATCCTGAAGGCACGTGTGCAGTTCACCGTTGCGCACCACACCCGCGGCGAGCCGCAGGTCGAGCTTGTGGACCCCGCCAAAGGCGAGAGCCACCAGGCGCTCATGCAAGACCCCTCCCTGGGCGGCCTCGCCCTGCGGCTTTTCATCATCAGCAGCCGGCCCCGCAAGGCTCCCGGCAATGGCTCTGTGGGCGTCGAAGAGATGACCTACGAAGCCACGGTGCTCGTTGACGAGCGAACCCTGGCGATCTGGTCGCACGAGACCTGACCCCGAGCAACCCATCTTCAACCTGGCCCCGCCTTTGAGCGGGGCTTTTCTTTTCAGGAGCCCATCATGGCCGGTCGCGGACAAATCAGCTTTCACAGCGGCGCACTCTTCGTCAGGAGCACCGCCGCCAACCCCACGCCCATTCGCGTGGCCACCCTGCAGGAAACCAGCTTCGACTTCAAGGCGAGCAACAAGGAGCTGTTCGGCGAGAACCAGTTCGCCGAGGCCATTGGCCGCGGCAACACCAAGATCTCTGGTAAGGCAAAGACGGGGCGCTTCAACGGCACGCTGATGAATGAGACCTTCTTCAAGCAGCCCAGCAGCTCCATCCTTGCCCAGGCCAAGCTCATGGCGCTCGACGAAGTGGGCACCGTGGCCACGCTGATCGTCACCGTCACGAATGCCGCCAACTTCCTGGAAGACCTGGGTGTGCAAAGCAAAACAACCGGCCAACCGTACACGCGGGTGGCGTCGGCGCCGGTCGAAGGCGAATACAGCGTAAACGAAGCCACCGGCGTCTACACCTTCGACTCCGACGAGAACGGCAACAACGTGCTCATCAGCTACCTCTACAAGAGCACGGCTACGGGGGCCAAAACACTGCAGATCAACAACCAGGCCGCCGGTGAAGCTCCCACCTTCCGCGCCATCTTCAGCCAGAAGTTCCAGGGTCAGGTGCTGACGCTCACCCTCAACGCCCTGGTGGCCGAGAGCTTGGGCTTCGGCTTCAAGAACGAAGACTTCGCCATGCCGGACTTCGCCTTCGCCGCCCAGGCCGACTCGCTCGGCGTGGTGGGCGAGCTCAGCATGACCCAATTCGCATGAGCGGCGCCCGCTTGATCAAGGTGGGCGGGCGTGAATACACGCTCGAACCACTCAGCTTCAAGGCGCTCAAGGAGCACAGCGATGTGATCCGCCGCATGACCTTGGGCGAGGCGACCTCGGTCGAAGAGCTTTTCGACAACATGGCCAGCCTCGTGCATGCCTCCGTGTCGAGGTCGCATCCCGAGATCACCCGCGACATGGTTGACGCCGAGTTGGACTGGCCCAAGGCCCAGGCCGCGGTCGCCGAAGTGCTCGGTGTCTCCTTCCCGCAAGTCCCCGCGGGGGAGCAGACGGCGGAGAGCCCATCTGGGAATTCGACTGGGACGCCTGCATCAGCGAAGTGATCGGGTTCACCCATTGGACCTGGGACCAGGTTGAAAACCAGATGGACCTGCACCGCCATGCCGCCATGAGGCGGCACTGGCGGCGCTCTCCGCCGCTGCAGCAGATGGTGCAGGGCTACCTGGGCATCGAGCCCATTGAAGACATCAGGGCAGGCCCGCTGACTCCAGAACAGGAGGAGGCGGCCATCGCGGAATTTGCAAGGAACTTCGCCGCCGCAGGCGGCACCGTTCACTGAGAAAACCATGGCAGACAAGACCGTCAAAGTTGATATCACCGCCAACGCCAGCCAGGCCACCCGCGAGTTTGAGTCTTTCGGCAGCAAAGTGTCCTCGGTGGCCACCACGGTCAAGGGAACCATGGGCGGCATCCAGGGTGCCGCCATGTCGCTCAAGACGCAAATGCTCGGCCTGGGCGCGGCGCTGGCTGGCGGCGCCTTCGCGCTGGGCATCAAGAACCAGATCGACTGGATGGACGCCACGCGCAAGTCTGCCCAGGCAGCAGGCGTGGCCACGCAGACTTACGCAGAGATGGCCTACGCGGCCAAGCTCGCCGACGTGGACACCGAGGCGCTGACCAAGAGCATGGCGCGCCTGGCCAGCAACATGGCCAAGGCAGCGGGTGGCGACATCAACATGCAGCAGCTCTTCGGCCAGACGCTGCATGTGAAGGTCCAGGAAGCCGGTGGCGCGCTGCGCGACACCGACCAGGTGATGGAGGACATCGCCGAGCGCTTCGAGAGCATGGCGGACGGCACCAAGAAGGTGGCGCTGGCCGTCGAGCTCTTCGGCCAGCGAATGGGCCCGCAGCTCATCCCCTTCCTGAACCAGGGCAAGGGCGGCATCCGCCAACTGCGCGAGGAATTCCAGAAGCTCAAGGGCGTGATCAGCGACGACCAGGCCGCCGCTGCCGAGCAGTTCAACGACAACATGAGCCGCGCTCAGGTGGCGTCGGACCGGCTCAAGCTGCAGATCGCCAATGCCGCGATTCCCACGCTGGTCGAGTACTCCAACTTCTTCGTGGATGCGGCCAAGAAGTGCGGGATCCTGGAAGCGGCCTGGCTGAGCATGGGCAAGGCTGGCGCGGCGATCCTGGGTTTTGACGACGTCGGGCAGATGAAGTCACGGTACCAGGACCTGCAGAACGAAGCTCAGCGCCTGCGCAACATCATGGTCGGGCTGAAGATTCAGCTCGCCGCCCATCCGGGCAACGATACGGCCCAGCGCTACTACAACACGCTGTCGGCAAAGCTGCGCGATGTGCAAACGAAGGCGCTGGATGCCAGCGCGGCCATTGCGCGAATGCAGGCGGAGGTGAACCGCGGATACAAGGGGGAGGCGGGAGCCGGACGCGGATTTATCAATCCGGCGGTTGTAGGCAAGACGGATGCCGATGAGACAGGCAATCTCGACGCCACGCCCAAGACCGATGAGCGGATGAAGGTCTGGGAAGTGGCGCTGCAGGCTCAGAAGGTGGCCCATGACCGGATGAATGCGGAGCAGGGCACCTTCCAACAATTCGGCAAGGCACGCGAGGCCGAGTACTGGCAAGCCATTCTTGCCACGCTCTCGAAGGGCGACAAGCAGCGGCTCGCGGTGGAAGGCAAGTACTACGGCTTGAAGCTCGACATGAGCAAGGCTGGCTTCGAGGCCGAGCAGGCCGAGCTGCAAAACCGCATCGTCGCGGCCAAGAGCAACTATGACGAGCAGGAGATGCTCGCCGAGGTGTTCGCCCAACGGGCCAAAGCTCGCTACGGCGAGGACAGCAAGGAATATCAGCAGGCGCTGCAGAAGGCGCAGTCGATCTATCGAGAGCACATTGATGCGCGGGCCACGATTGCGGGCATTGCGCGTCAACAAGCCGCAGAGGAACGCCTCGCAGAAATCGACGCGGCAGAAGCGCAGGCCCAAATGCAGGTTCAGCTTGGGTTCCTCACCCAAGAGCAACTGTTGGCGATTCGGCGCAGCGCCATCATGCAGCGTGAGTTGATCGAGCTCGAAGCGAAGCAGGCCGAGATGCAGGCGCAGAAGGACGGCCCGAATGACCCCGTGGCTGTGGAACGGATTCAGGCCGAGATCGCCGCTATCAAGCGCAAATACAAAGGCCTGCAGGACCAGAACACGGGCGAGCAGAAAGTGCAGTCGCAGAAGCCTTTCGACGCCTTCTTCGGCACCAGTCAGACCGCCATCGAGCAGGGCCTGCTGAGCATGGTCACCAAGATGAAGTTCACGCTGGGCGGCTTGCGCGACACGGCACGCCAGGTGGGCACGGCGCTGCTGCAGGAACTGGTCACCAAGCCCGCGGCCGAGTGGATCGCCAATCAGGCGCGCATGGTGATGATGACCGCCCTCTTCGGCCAGGAGCGGGTCGCTACAGAAGCGGTAGTGGGTGCAGAAGTCGTGGCGGTGCAGGCCGGCTTCAGCCTCAAGAGCATCGCGATGAAGGCCTACGAAGCGGCGGCCGGTGCGTACTCGGCCATTGTTGGCATTCCCTATGTAGGACCCATCCTGGCGCCCATCGCGGCCGGCGTGGCCCTGGCCGGGGTCATGGCCTTCGCCAGCAGCATCTTCAGCGCCGAGGGCGGCTTCGACATTCCCAAGGGCATGAACCCGATGGTGCAGGCCCACTCGAATGAGATGGTGTTGCCTTCGAAGCATGCCGACACCATCCGCATGCTCGGTGACCTGGCCGCCACGGGACAGCTCAGTGGCGGCGGTGGCGGCGTCACAAACATCCAGGCGCTTGACTCGCGCAGCTTTGAGCGCTTCCTCTCGGGCCGCCAAGGGGACCAACTGATGCGCGCGCTGGCGCGGCGCGCCCGGAACGGCAGCTACTGAGATGACCGCCATCCTGCCTCAGCTGCGCGGCCTCAAGGCGGACCGCGACATCAGCGCCGAGTTCGCCACCATCGTGCAGCGTGCCGCCAGCGGCCGCCGCGCGGCCATGGGGCAGCGGTTTTTTCCGGTGCACCGTTTCTCGCTCAAGTACGAATTCTTGCGCGCATCGGCCAGCTCGCCGGATGTGCAAACGCTGCGCGGCTTCTTCCTCGCCCGGCGCGGGCCGCTGGAGCCCTTCTATCTCAAGGACCCAGACCGCTGCACCGTCACGGCGCAGGCCGTGGGCGTTGGCGCCACCGGCGTGACCACCTACCCGCTCATCTACACCGAGGGCGGCGCCGTGGACCGGGTGGGTGCCGTGGACAACACGGGCACCGCGCCCATCGCCCTGGTCAATGGCACGCCAGTCAGCGCCACCTTCACGCGCGACCAGCTCGTGTTGGCCAGCGCTGCCACGCCTGGCGCCACGGTCGCCTGGACCGGCAACTACTTCTTCCATGTCGCCTTCGCGGACGACACCTTGACCCTGACCCGCTTCATGAAGCAGCTCTACAGCGCCAGCGGTGTCTCGGTCGAAACCGTCAACCAATTCAGCTGATCATGCCCATGTCTCCCTCCGAGCTGGTCGCCCTCGACACCTGGCTGGCCACCGCCGACCAGGTGCTGCGTTTCGACCTGCTCACCATCACCACGCGCACTGGCCTGGTCGCGCGCTGGACCAATGCCGACGTCGCGCTCACCACGCCGGATGCGCGCACGTTCCAGCCGGCTGTCTATGAGCGAGACCGGCTCAAGTGGAACGCCGACCTGCAGGTGGACGAGGTGCTCCTGCGCATCTTCGTGGACAGCGTGGATACCTTCGGCGGCGTGGCCATGTTGCCCTACGCCTACCGTGGCGGCCTCGATGGCGCCACCGTGCTGCTCGAATGGGCGTACTACGACGTGGACAAGACCTTCAAGGGATACGACACCCGATTCGAAGGCAGCACCGGCCCGGCCGACACGGGCCTGGGTCAGATCGAGATCTCGGTGCGCAGCCTGGTGGCGGGGCTCATGCGCCAAGTGCCGGCCGAGGTCTACCAACCAGGGTGCCGAAACACGATCTACGACGCGCGCTGCACACTGGATCCGGCCTCGCACAGCGTCGCGGGCGCGGTCACGGCTCTGGCCGGCACGAGCCTCATGGCCTTCAGCACCAACTTGGGGGCCGCAGCTGGCACATACGACCTGGGTGCGATCAAGTTCACCAGCGGCGCGCTGGCCGGAGAACAGCGCACGGTCAAGGCCTATGCCGGCGGCGTGGTGGGCACCGTGCTGGCCTGGCCCTCGCAGCCGTCCGTGGGTGATGCCTTCCTCATCCGCCCTGGCTGCGATGGCACCAAGACGCGGTGCAATGCCTACGCCAACCTCATCCACTTCCGCGGTGAGCCGCACATTCCCGCGCCGGAGACCGTGGCATGACCGAGGCACAGATCCGGGCCGCGCTGCAGCGCGAGGGCCTGCGCTGGCTGCGCACGCCGTACCACCATGGCGCCAATGTGCATGGGGCAGGGGTTGACTGCTTGATGCTGCTGGTCGAGGTTTTCAAGGCCTGTGGCTGCATCCCACTCGACTTTGACCCACGGCCCTACTCGCACCAATGGCACCTCCACCGCAGCGAGGAGGTCTACCTGCAAGGCATGGAGCGCTTCGGGCGGCTGCTGCCAGAGGGTGCCGCCGCAGATGTCGGCGACATCGCCATCTGGCGCTTCGGTCGAACCTTCAGTCACGCCGGCCTGCTGGTGCGCCCGCAGGACGGCGGTGAACTCGAAGTGCTGCACGCGCGCATGTCAGCAGGCGAGGTCACGCTCGACCGCCTGGACGCCTCCGAGCTGGCCGCCCGCGAAAGCCGCGTCTTCACCTTCTTCGGCGCGGAGGCCTGCTGACATGGGCGGCCCCACCATCAAGAACGAAGCCGAGCGCATCTCGGACATTCGCATTCAGAGCAGCGCCTATGGCAACTGCATCCCCTGGCTGCTGACGGGCCGCGGCCGCGTGGCCGGCAACCTGCTCTGGTATGGCAACTTCAAGGCCACTCAGCACACCAGCACCTCCAGCGCAGGCGGCAAGGGCGGTGGCGGGTCGCAGCAGAGCATCACCTATACCTACACCGCCGCGGTCATCGTGGGCCTGGCGCGTGGGCCCCTCGTGGGCTCCGGCATGGTGTGGCGCGGCAAGAGCCAGCTTTCCAGCTTCGCGGCCGCAGGGCTGGCACTGCGCACCGGCGAGCTGGCCCAGTCCAATTGGAGTTGGCTCAGCAGCTATGCCCCGTCGCAGGCGCTGAACTATTCGGGCCTGGCCTACGCCTATGCGCAGAACTACACGCTGGACGACAGCGCCAGCCTGCCCAATCACAATTTCGAGATCGACGCTGGCGGCCTGGGCACGGTGTCGGGCGTCGTCGGCGCTGTGCTCGACGGCGACCCGCGCATTGCCGTCGAGCAGTTGCTCACCGACACCCGCTCGGGTGGCGCCTGGTCGTCGGCCCGCCTGCTCGGGCTGGACGCCTACCAGACCTATTGCCGCGCGGCGGGCCTGTGGTTCAGCCCGGTGCTCACCGAGCAGCGCAGCGCCATCGACTGGCTCAAACAGCTGCTCTTGCTCACCAACACCCGTGCCGCGTGGACTGGGTCTGCGCTGGAGCTTGTGCCACTGGGTGACCAGGACCTGAGCGCGCACGGCGCCAGCTACACGGCGAACACCACGCCGGACTTCGACCTCACCTATGACCACTTTGCGCCGGAAGATGGCGATCCGCCGGTGCGCGTGCGGCGCCATGTCGGCCTGGTCAGCGAGGCCCAGGCTGCGACCTCAGACGACGTGGGCTGCAACGTCATCACCCTAGAAATTGAAAACCGCGCGGCGGGCTACGTCACGCAGTCGGTATCGCGAGACGACCTGGCCAGCATCGAGCTCTATGGTCGTCGGCCCAAGGACACCATCCGCGCCCCGGAGATCAAGGACCCGGCCATTGCCGTCCAGATCGCCCAGCAGCTGCTGCAAGACGAACTGTCCAAGCGGAACCGCTATGAGTTCCGCCTGACCTGGCGCTTCTGCCGCCTGCGGCCGCTGCGCCTGGTCACCCTCACCGAACCGAACCTCGGCCTGGATCGGGTACCCGTGCGAGTGCTCGAGGTCGAGGAGCTGGAGGATGGCTACATCTCCGTCGTCGCCGAAGATGCCGCCATCGGCATCGCCAGTGCCCCGCGCTTTGGGGCCCAGGCCGGTAGCGGCTATGCACCGAACTACAACGCGGCGCCCGGCAATGCACTGGCCCCCGTGATCTTCGAGCTGCCTGCGGCGCTGGGCGCGGCAACGGGGCTCGAACTCGCCGTGGCGGCCGCCGGTGCAGACCCGAATTGGGGCGGCTGCCAGGTGTGGGTGAGCTATGACGGCTCCAACTATCGCCAGATGGGCGATCTGCGAGGCAGCAGCCGCTACGGCGTCACCCAGACCGATGCCGGCACCAGCCTCAGCCTGGTCACGAACAATGGGCAGCAACTGCTCAGTGGCAGCGCCCTCGATGCCAGCAACCTCGCAACGCTGACCTATGTGGCCGCCGCAGGCGCGGTGCCGGCCGAGTACCTGGCCTACCAGACAGCCACGCTGACCGGCCCCAGCACCTACACCCTGACCGGCCTGGTGCGAGGCGCCTACGGGACGGAGGAAGACACCCATAGCACCGGCACACCCTGGGTGCGCGTGGACGAGGCGATTGTTCGATCCGGCGCGCTCGATCCGGCACTGGTGGGCCAGACGGTCTACGTCAAGCTCTGCAGCTTCAACGTCTTCGGTGCGGCCGTGCAATCGCTGGCGGATGTCTCGGCTACGGCGTACGAAATCACTGGAGATTTCATTGCCGGCAGCGGCCTGCGGCTGCAGGCCACGTCGCTCACCTTCACTTTCGGACCGGGCGGCGCCCCATCGCCGGAGGAGCAGACCATCACGCTGCGCGCTGTGGCGCCGGCGGGATCCGAGGACGTCATCACCTTCGAGGCCGAGGCCTTCGACAACACGGGCGAGAGCCTGGGCCTGCTGGATCTCGGCACCGACGATGACGACGACAACCTGCGCACGCTGGATGTTGTCACCTTCGATGTGGCCGCCTATGCCGTCGCCAAGGCCAGCCTGGGCGAGGACGAGGATCAGGTGACCATCGTTCGGGTGTCGGACGGCGCCGATGCGCTGACCGGCTACCTCACCAAGGAGTCCAGCGTCGTGGCCACGGCGCACGACGGCAGTGGCGGCAGCTACGCGGCGGCCGGCGGCATCTTCCGCGTTTTTCATGGTCGGACCGATATCACGGGCGACTCGTCGATCACCTACACCGTCGAGGACAGCGATGGGATCGACGGGCTGACCATCGACGACGACGGGGTCTATGCGCTCACAGGAACCTCTGCGGATGTCGGCACGGCCACGCTGCGGGCCTTGGTGGCCACCGTTGCCGGTGACGTCGAGCTGGACAAGGGCTACACGATTACGCGCAGCAAGGCCGGCGCCGATGGCAGTGCGGGCGGGGCCGGCGCGCCGGGGCTGAATTCCGCCACCGTCGTGCTCTACAAGCGCACCGGCACCAGCTCGCCGCCCACCGCGCCCACGGTGACGGTCACCTACACGTTCAGCTCTGGCGTGGCCACCGGCATGGACAACGGCTGGACGCAGGCCTTGCCAACGAGCGGTGGTCCGTTCGCCTGGATGATCTCCGCTCGCGCGTCTGGCAGCGGCAGCAACGATACGATTACGGCCGGCGAATGGACGCCCGTGGCCCTGTATGCGCAGGATGGCGCGGCAGGTCTGCCCGGGGATGACGGCAATAGCAGCGGCGCCGCAGCGCTGTGGCAGTGGGCCAACTCGCAGCCTGGCGATCCCAGCGGAAGCTCCACCTACACCTGGGCCACGGGTGTCAACAGTTCCTACACGGGCGGCAACGGCTGGCAGGCCACGCCGCCGGCCAATCCTGGAACGCCTGGCATCAAATTGTGGTCAGCGAAGAAAGCGGTGTCTGCGGTCGTCGGTACAACGAGCACCTCGGTGAGCTGGGGCAGTGGATTCACGGTACTGGCGGAGAGTGGCAACGGCACCAACGGCACCAACGGCACCAACGGCACCAACGGCACCAACGGCCTTCAGACGGCCATCGCCGAAGTGTTTCGGTGGGACCTGAGTACGCCAAGTGGACCTACTGGCTCGCCGAGCTGGAGTTGGTCCACCATGTCGTTTGGAAGCGCGCCATCTGGCTGGACGTTGGCCGCCGGCTCGCCGCCAAGCGCCGGCTACACGCTTTATGTGGCCAGCGTTCGGATCACAGACAGCGCAGCGTCCGCCACGACCGGATTCAACTGGAGCACATCGAGCATCGCAGTTCGAGGGTCTGCTGGGGCAAACGGAAGCGCGGGCAGCCCCGGCGCCTCTTCGCGTATTGCTTACTCGCGCATCGCTGGCAATCCTTCGCCCACAAGCGGGAACATCACGACCTCGGGCAGCAGCAGCTTTCCGACGAGCACCCAGTCCAACACCACCTGGGGCGTGAACGTCAGTTGGACAGGAAGCGATCCAAATCCGAGCAGCACGAACACGCTGTATGTCACGGACGGAATCTACGACCCGGCCACCGGAAATTCAGTCTGGGCCACACCCTATCCAGCCTCGCTGAAGGTCGGAAGCCTTTCTGCGGTAGCAGTGAACACCGGGGCGCTGACCGTGGATGGAAATGTCACCGTCACCAGTGGCGCACTGTTAGGTGGCAACTTCACCGGTGCAAGCTGGCCGGCGTCGGGTGGCGGGTTCTATCTCGGGCCATCGGCGCTTCGAATGGGTCGATATACAGGGAGTCCTGGTGGGCAGTGGTTTGAGTTGACCGCTGCTGGCGATCTTTCAATGCCTGGGCTTTTCATCAGCGGCGGCAATGCCACGTTCTCGGGAGCCTTGAGCGCGGCCACCGGCAGTTTCGCCAACATCACCATGGGCGGCCTGCTCTACACGCCGGGCAAGACCAACTACGACTCCGGCAGCGGAATCATGCTTGGCAACTACACCGGAGACGCGTATCTCGGCGTCACAAAAGACCTGGGCGGTGGCGTCGTCAAGGGCATGTGGGTGACATCGAGCGACGGCATCGTTCACATGAGCGGGGCCGATGTATCGGGCGGAACGATCACGGGCAGCGTATTCCAAACCGCAACAAGCGGTCAGCGCGTTGAAATATCTGCCGCGACAAACTCTTTGCGAACCTACGATTCTGGGGGCGTCTTGCGAGGCCACGTAGGTGAATACGATTCAAGCGCGGGATACGCGGCAATTTATGGCTACGCAAATTCAAGCGGTGTAGCGGGCGCATTCTACGGTGCGCGCGATAACGGGTATTCACTCAATATTCGAAACCTTGGATCAACCAAATCATCCGGCGCCAACATTATTTCGAACTCGACTTGCTTGGTTGCAACGAACCAGGGAGACGGCCGTGGTGCGGCGCTTCTTGTGGGCGCGCTATCGACCGCTGATCAGATCGGCGGTGTGTCCCTTGGTACTTCAAACTCTACGAAATTGGCCATCGGAGACTCGTCGGGCGCAATCGGAACAGTTCTCTCCACCAAGAATCTAACCATTTCCTCATCCGCCCCGTCGGGTGGGTCGGACGGTGATATTTGGATCTCCGTCTAATGCCGACGCTGTCAATCAATAAATCCGGCACTTGGTATTCGGCCGCAAGGTTCTATATCAACGTGGGCGGAACTTGGCGGCTCGCCACACAAATGTGGATCAACGTGGGTGGAACGTGGCAATCGATCACTTTCTAACTCAAGAGGTAGCAATTCAATGACGCCCGAGGCTTGGATTCTTGGTGTCCATTTGCTTTCACTCCATCCAGAGCCGGGCTACCGAACTTTCACCCCGGGTGGGTATGTCATGCACAAGAGCGGCGCCACCGTCGGGGCCTTCCGAAACAGCATCGGCCGCAACAGCGGCTACGCGGGCTGGACCTGGCAGGCCGGCCCGTTCGGACTGACGGCCGGGGCCATCACCGGCTACCCGCGCGCAAAAGTGCTGCCCTTGCTCGTGCCCAGCTATCGGCTGGCCTCGGGAGTCAGGATTTCCGTCGTGCCAAACCCATTCGGAGCAGCTGCGCTGCACCTGAGTCTCGAGCATCAATTCTGAGTTCGCCTCCCTAATCTTGAGCCTTGAAAGGCCACCATGACCAAGATCGATTCCATCTTCCCGCAACTCGCGCAAGACAAGGCCAACCACGCCCTGTATGGCGTGCTCTGGGGTCTTCTGGGCGCCTGGCTGGCCCCGACGCTACCGGCGCTTGCCCTGACCAGTGCAATGGGCGCAGTGGCCCAGGCCGCGCTGGCCGGCGTGCTCAAGGAGGTGGTGGACCACTTCACGGGCGGGGATGTTGACCCTCTCGACGCCATCGCCACGGCAGCAGGCGGCGCGGCCATCGCGGCGGCAATCCTGATCGGCTGACTCATGCCAGACAAGCAGCCCACGCCTGCCGCCTGGTTGGTCATCGACAACCTTGGGCGGCACAGCGTCTACCTCGATCACGCCCGCGCCGCCGAGCGCGCTGCGCTGCTGCACGGCCGCCTTGTCCCACTCGTTCCCCAGACGGAGAAGAAATCTTGACCGACCAAGAAGCTCAAAGAGACCTGCTCATCGGCGGCACCAAAGCCACCGTGGCGTGGGGCGCGGTAGGCATCAGCAGTTGGTCCGATGTGGCAGCGCTGTTGGCTGCTCTGTACACGGCGCTGCTCATCGTGGAGTGGGTCTGGAAGCGCATCGCGCGGCCGGCGGCTGAGAAGCGCGGCCTGGTCAAGCGCAAGAGCCGGCGGGCCAGCGATGACTGACATGACCACAAAGCGCAAGGCCGCAGCCTTGCTCGCCGTGGCCATCGCCGCGCCGGCCGAAGGTCTGCGGCAGTGGGCCTACAACTGCCCGGCCGGCATCGTGACGGTCTGCTACGGCCACACGGGCACCGATGTGCGCAAAGACCGTGAGTACTCCATCGCGGAGTGCCGGGCGCTCCTGCAGGGTGACATGGCTAAGGCCATCGACCAGGTGGACAACTGCATGCCCGGCCTGCCGCCCAAGGTGCTCGCCGCCTTCGGGGATGCCGTCTTCAACATTGGGCCGACCGTGGCGTGTGACCCCAAGAACTCGACGGCAGCCCGGCTGCTTGCCGCTGGCCAGTGGCGCGCGGCCTGCGACCAACTGCCGCGTTGGAACAAGGCGCGCGTGGCCGGCCTGCAGGTCGAGTTGCCCGGCCTGACCAAGCGACGCGCTCAAGAGCAGGCCCTGTGCCTGCAAGGAGCCACTCCATGACCGGCCTGGCCACTCGCCTCCTCATCGCTCTGGCTGCCATGGCCTGCCTGGCCGGCGTGGTGCTGGGCTACGGCGCCCATGAGCGAGCTGCCGGCTATTCAAAGGCCATGAGCGAGGTGCGGGCCGCTACCCAGGTCCAGCGTGAAAACAACCGCGCCACTGCGCAGGCTGCATCCACCGATTTCGCGGCCCAGGAGGCCGAGATTCGTGCCCGAGCTACCCAGACACTCCCGGAGGTCCGAAATGCGCTTCAGTCACCGATCTGCCCACTTCATGCGGAATTCCCGCTCACCACGGCAGACATCCCAGGTCTCCCACCCAACGTGCCCGCTCTGGTGCTGGCTGATGTGCTTGTGCCTGCCGCCCTTATTGAGCAGTTGCGGCGCGACGGTGCCGACCCTGCCGGCCATTGATCCGCCGCCGGCAAAACTGGCGCAGGCCTGCTGGGCGGGGCCGGACTGGCCACGAGGACGTGATGTGCCGTTTTGGGAATTTTTCGAGATCGCGCGTCAGCGTGAGTCGGCGGCGGCCATCTGCCGGTCCCGGACCAGAGGCCTGGTGCTGGCCTGGCCGCACGCAGCAAAAGGAAAGCCATGATTCCCGCCCGAGAGGACCTGGTCCTGGCCGTCGGCGCCGCATTCGGTCCCGAGTCGATCATCTACACGATCAAGCGCTCGGGGCTGCCGCTCGATCTGACGGCGTGCCAAGTCGAGATGCTCGGCTATGGCCTGCAAGGTGGCCAGGCGCTGTTTAGCTGGAAGTCCCAGGAAGACAAGCTGACGCTGGGGGGCGCCATGGGCACGGTGACACCTGCCGTGACCGGAGCCGAGACAGCCGCTATCTGGTCAACGCCCGGCCTCATCACGCGCTCGTTGACACCGTATCGAGGCATGCCCACGTACCTGGCCGGGACGTGGGTCATGGACATCTCTGGCCCCGATGGTCTCTTCCTCCGCCCGCTGCAGGGCAACCTCCTGCTCATTCCCACCTTCAATTGATTTGACCCACTGAAAGGCTACCGCCATGGACGAACTCCACGCCAAGCTCATCGAGGCCCTGCCGCTTGCCAGGGACTATCCACACGTGAAGGAAGCGCTGCAAAACGCGCTGACCTTCTACGAAGCCGCGAAGGTCCGCGAAGCCGCGGCCCGTGGCGAAACGCCAACCGAGTAACGGAGACCCATCATGTCAAGCGGCACCTTCACCCTCTTCAGCAAGAACAAGGCGGACCTGCGCCTGAACGACCTGCTCGGCGCGACCGTCAAGCTGGCGCTCGTCACCAGCGCGTACACGCCCGATGCGTCCGTCACCGGACACTCCCTCTGGTCCGAGATCTCCGCAAATGAAATCTCGGCCGCCGGCCAGGCGGGCTACAGCGCCGGCGGGCAGACCTTGAGCTCGCTTGCGGTGACCGCAATCACCAACGGCTACAAGTTCACCAGTTCCAACCCGCAATGGACAGCAGCTGGTGGACCGATCCCTGCGCATCGCTACTACGTGATGTACGTGCTGGGCACGCTCTGGAGCAAGACCAACCCGGTCATCGGCTACTTTGTCGGCGACGCGGCGCCGGCTGACATCCCTGCCACCACGGTACCCAACACGCTGACGGCCACGGTGCCGGCGGGTGGCTTCTGGGACGCGGTCTGACGAGGGGCTGAGATGATCAACCACTGGGCTGCGATGACCACGACGACAACGGGCACCGGCTCGTTGTCGCTCACCTCGATTTCGGGCTGGCCCACGCTCGACGACATCGCGGGCCAGAGCCGAGCGTTTCGATACGACATCCTCGATGATGCAACGGGCGCCCCTCTGGCGTCCGGGATTGGCACGCTGTCTGCCAGCACGACGCTCGCCCGGGGCGCGAATGAGTCGACCTACGCCAGCGGCGCCTACACGCCGCTCGGCTCTGTCATGTCGCTCGCGGCCGGCACCAAGCGCGTGATCCTGACGGCAATGGCAAACGACGTGTCCCCTGCGCTCCCCACCGTGCAGGGATCCTTCGGCCAGAAGCTGGTCCTGCCGGAAGGGCTGTGGCCTAGCAATCAAACGGCCACGCTGACAGCCAATGTTGTGTTCGCCTCGTGCTTGAGGTGGAGCTCCGCTCGCCCGCTCTCGTCTCTTGCCTGCCAAATTTCGACCGCGCAAGGGACTGGCTCGGATCGGCTGCAGCTCGGTGTGTACGCCTGCAAGGAAAACGGCCTGCCGGGCAATCTGATCTGCCGAACTGGCGACATCCTGCCCAACTCGACCGGCCTCAAGACGGCCGTGCTGAGCGGTGGCACGATTGAATTGCCGCCTGCGTTTTACTGGTTCGCCATTTGCTGCAGCGTCAACCCGACCATGTTCGCCTACGACGCTGGATCGTCTGCCAAAGCCGTCCTGGCGACGCCGATGGGCCACACCTCCGGCAGCATCTATGAGCGGCAGTCGCACTTCCAGACCTCGGCGATTTCGAGCGGATGGACGGTGCTGCCGTCAACGATCACGCTCTCGGGCGCCTACTACATCAGTGGCTATTTCGCGCCAACCGTCGGAGGCATCGTCGCATGATTACCTACACCGAAAAGGGCGCCGGCCTGCATGCGGCCATTGGGGCTGCCGGCTTGGCCCTCTGGTGCGCAGACAACGTTTGGTGCAGCACCGACGATGCAGCGGTGCAGGCCATCATCGACGCCTATACGCTGGACGATGCGCGCGCGCCGGTCATCGAACTGATCAAGGACTCTGCGCGGCTTCGCATCCTCGCATTCCTGCCGGATTGGAAGCAGTCCAATCTCAACGCGCGAATGAATGAGCTGAACCTTACGAGGTTCACGCGCGAATTGGTGGCCGAAGAGCTTTCAGAGATTGCCGCGATGCAGGCGATCTGGAACCAAGCCAAGGCGATCCGCCAGGCATCCAATGATCACGAGGCGGCGCTCAACGCACTGGCATCCTTTGAAGCCGTCGCAGCATATGACATCTCGGCCGGCTGGCCTGGCTAAACAATGAGTCTCGGCACCTACCCACTCGGCCTGCTGCCGCTTGGTACGGCCAGTCGCCTGTCGCCAGCCGCCAGCACCACGGTGGCACCCATCGCAGGACATCTTGCGCTCGCTGGCTACGTGCCGTCGATTGCCAGGACGGCGAATCAAGGGGTGGCGCCAAGCGCTGGGCACCTGCTCATTTCCGGGCACCAGCCGAGCGTGGGGCAGTCGGCCAACCAAGTGATGGCGCCCGTGGCGGGCCACTTGGCGTATGCAGGCTACGCGCCCTCGATTGCCAGGACGGCGAACCAATCGATGGCACCAGGAGCAGGCCACCTGGTCCTGTCCGGGCACCAGTCGAGCGTGGCCCAGTCCGGCAACCAGGTCGTGGTGCCAGCGGCTGGCCACCTGACGCAAACGGGCTACGCGCCATCGCTCTCCCAGACCCAGAATCACCAGGTGGCACCCATTGGCGGCCACATGTCAATGACAGGCCATGCGCCGACTTTGGTGCAGATGTCTGGCCAGCTTGTGGCGCCGGTGACGGGGCACCTGGTGCTCACCGGCCGCCAACCTTCGGTGGCCCAGTCGGCCCACAAAACCGTGGCGCCTGGCGCTGGCCAACTGCGGTTCACGGGCGACGCGCCGAACATCGCGCAAGGTGGGGCACAGTTGGTCGCACCTGGAGCGGGTCACCTGGAGTTTGCAGGGCACACGCCTGCGCTTTCGCAAACCGCGAACAAGGCAGTGACCCTGCAGACGGGTCACCTGCTGCTGACGGGGCATATGCCGTCGCTGATGCAGACGGCCAACGTGACCATCGCGCCTGCAGCGGCCCGCCTGGTCTTCGGCGGCAAGGTGGTCAGGATTGACCAGTCGGGGTCGGTCGCCTTTCTGCCGGCGCTGGATCTCAGCGTGGATATCACGCCGGAGCGAATCGGCGTGGACATCTTGGATGGCGAACTGGGGGTGGACGTCGGGCCGGCCCAGGTCGCTGTCAACCTTGACTCGGCCGGAGCCTGGTCGGTGAATATTTGTCGGAGTAGCCCGCGCCTGAGCGGTGCGATGACCATGGCCCACCGTCTCTGACGACTGGCTATGCGTTCGAACTGCATCGCTTTCGCGCTGGCACTGTACTGGCGCCGTCGGCGGCGCGGCCGCGAGGGCTACCTGATGATCCGAAAATCTCGCATGGGGCCGTTTCCCCACGTGCTCTATGCCGAGCAGCGCCCGGGAGGGCGCATGCGCATGGTCAGCTTCAAACCCACCCACCCTCGCAACAAGAAGGTTCCGCCACCCATGTTTATGGGTGCGTCGAGGTGGGGCGACCTGGATCGGTAGCACGGTCGATCATGCCACGTACCCAATCCGCCCCGCCCAACGCCGCCAGCTTGGCACGCTGCGCCGCCGTCATGCGGATCGTCACCGCCCGCGTGTCCTCGCCCTCCTGCAAGCGCGGTCGGCCCCGGCCGCGCTCAAGCGCCACAGGCTCAGGCATCACGGGTTCTCGTCGTGCCACTTTGCCGCCTCCCTCACCAGTCTTTGCGCGCGTGCCTGCAGGTCATGCAGCGGCACCCCGCGGGCCTGCTCGAACGCCGACCACGCCGCCATGCTGCCGTCGTCGGTCTCCACATCAAGGCCGCCGTCTGGCAGCTCCGTCAGATGGACGCGCAGGCCCGACTCGTGGACCAGTACGCTGGGCGCCTCGCGGACCCAACTCATCCCAATCTCCCCATCAGCTCGCGCACATCCGCCTCCAGTTGGCTTCGCCCGGCCGCGCCAGAGACGGGCTTGTCGTGAGAGGCTGCGTAGCGCTTGTGCGGCATCGGGTGCTCTGCGTAGACACGGCCGGCGCGCTCCATCGTGTAGACCACGGAGCCCTCGCGGCGCTGAGTCAGGCCGAGGCCAGTGAACTTGCCGTCGATGACGAGTTCGTTGTTGGTGGCAAGTTGAAGCATGAGGTTCTCCAGAAGACCCGGCGCCTGCCGGGTCGGGTTGATCAGAGGAGGCCAGCAGCTTGCTTGGCTTGCTTCCAGGGCGAGCGGGCGATCTTGGCAGCGCGGCGGTCGGCAGCGCCAGCGTTGATGATCTTGGTCAGCTCGGCATTGATGTAGCCCTTGGCGGCCGTGGCATAGGCAGCGTGGGCTTCGTTGGCGGCAGCCTTGAGGGACTTCAGGGCCTTCTCACGAGCCTTGGCGTTGAAGCCGGCGGCAGCCAGGCGGGCCTTCTCATCGTCGTGTGCAGCCAGAGCGGCGGCGGCGATGGTCTTCAGGGCTTCGATCTTGGTGGTGGTCATGGTTTGCTCCGTTTGGAACGCCAGGGTGCTGCCTGGACTCAGTGGACTGCTTTTCTGCTGTCCATGGATAATAATGTAATCGGTTATTGTGGGCAGAGCAAGCAACTTTACAATCCAGCGAGCCAGGGAATTTGGAGCCATCGAGGGACTGCTTTTGTAGGCATTCTGGTAGGTATCTGAAAATGTTTGGTGAGTTGGTGCCGATGAATATTGATTGTGTGCCTGACTTCGTCTCCTCCAGAAACAATAAAGAAAACGCCGCTCACTGAGCGG